CGCCGCGCATGATCAAGCTCGCGCACTTCGTCGTCGGCCACCCGTACCCACAGTACAAGGCTGTGGAAGACGAGTTGAAGACACTACAGGACTTGGTCGGAGGATTCATCGAGATGGTCCGACTTCCGAACGGCCTGGTGCTGCTGTGCAATGAGGAAGGGCTGATGCGTCGCCTTCCTGTCGGGTTCGCCGTTATGGCCAACCATGGCGTACAAACGATACACGGCAACTTCTTCGTGTGTCGCGAGTCTGGCGAGAACTTCGCCAGTTTGAGAGAGACGGACTCCATTTATTTGGTGGCCGGTGTTGTTCCTATTCCACAAGACTGAAACATGGCCAAAGCAAAATTGGTCGCCGTCGATACAGCGACTGGCGACGAGACGAAAGAGAAGCGCACGATGACAACGCTGAAGATGGCAGACAACTTCAAGCTCATTTCCATGTTGATGGAAGAGTACACGAAGTCCATGCTGAGTGACACGGACTTCGCTGCGCTGGCATCGGAGCGGCTGGGCCTTAAGCTCAACGCCTCGCACATCTCCAACCGTCGCGTGGAGTTCGGCATTATCGCCAACTCCAAGGTCCCACCGCAGGCCGTCCCGGAACTGGCCGCGCTCGCCGCAGAGGTCATCGTTCAGGCGAAGCAGATCGCAGACCTTCAGGAGCGCATGGCGATCATGGAAGGCTGGGTTAACAGCACGTTCCCGAATAAGGGACCGAAGCCGGCACTGCCATGATCAACGGCCCCAAAGAGCGCAGCCTTGGGGCCAATGTTCCTCCGGAAATGGCAGACAACAACAGAACAACGTCGCCGCCAATCTCCGGACTGAACGGCATGTCGGCAGCAGCGTTCGAATCGCTGAAGACGACAGGCAGCAACCCAGGGGTCATAGTAGATGACGAACAGAAAGACGAAAGAATGGAAGACACAGAAGACCACGAAGGCATCACCAGAGCCAGACTAGACGACTCTCAGCTTGAGTTCCTCAAGGGCTGGTTGGCGTACAAAGCTGGCACTCCAGGATCGGATAAGTGGACTGCAAAGGCTTGGCACGAAATGTACCTGTCCGAGTGCGCACCTCAGCCGCACATGGAGAACAAGGCTTTCATTCTCAAAACGATGGTGAAGCACTTGAACACTTACGGCATCAAGTATGCGGCAGACAGGCCATCTCCACCACAGCCACCACCGAACGGCAACGGCGATGTCGAGCCGAAGTATTCCAGAACGACTGATGCCACGAGAGGCATCGCAATTCGGACTAGAGACATCAATGCAAAGCTGAGTTCATTGATCAATGTCCAGCTTCGAATCGAGAAGCTGCTAATATTGATACTAGCCAAAGAACGTTGACGGGTTCCGCTTCGCGCGGATCATCGACATGATAAGGGCGTCCGCGACATTGGGAGATTTAATCCCACGGTCGCGGAGGTCGTCCTTGCTTTCCACTTTGAACTTGCCCATCTTGTCCACGTCCTTGTGCGGGCTGGCGAGTTCCAGCTGAATCTTCTTCAACATCTTCGGGCCGAGTGTCTCGCTGTTGAGGCTGATGAGTTCGTCGAATGGATGCTTCACGCCCTTCTCCACCGCTTCGTAGGTCTTGCGGAAGCGGATGGCAACTTCGTCCCACCGCTGCGCCTTAATGTTGGAGAAGTGCTCTCCGTTCGTGATCACCACGTGCGGCAGTTTCATGTACGCGCCCTTCGGATTGTCCACCGCGCCGCCAGCGTTGAACGGCTCGTACATGACCTTGTGTCGCTTGTCGGCATTCAGGTCGGCAAACTTCGAACCGGCGAAGGCGCCAATGCCGATTGAGTCCCAGATGATCGAACTGCCTGCGACGACTGCCCGGTTGTAGACGATGGAGCACGACTTCAGAAGCTCATCTTCCAGCCCTTGCCATTCGTCAGCTTCCATGACCACATTGCCATGGGACTCGACTGTGGCATTCTTATCTTCGCCATCGTCCGCAACGTCGAAGCCGATGACCTTACTGCCGCTGGGCTTCCACCCTAGCTTTTTGTGCGCGTCTGTGGCGGCAATGATGTACTTGAGCGGGATGACGGACTTGTCTGCGCCCATCTTCGGTTGACCGCCGTAGATGTAGATGGCGTCCTCCGGCTCACGCCTGTAGAAGTCATAGATCACCTTCAGCATCGTCTCCGACAGGTATGGGTTCTCGCGCCAGTTGATCTCACGCGCGACGGTATCGGCTGGCGGGTTCAAGACGAAGTTCTGGTACACGAAGTCGGTGTACTCGTCCGGGTTGAAGATCAGCCATATCTGGCTTCCCTCTTTCCGGATCGTCGGCTCAATCACCTGCCACTGCACCTCCGTCAGGTAGTGCCCCTCCTCCAGCCACAGAATGTCGATGCCTTCGGCAGACTTAATCTCCTCCAGGTTCCGCGCGATGCCGTAGAACAGGAACTCACTGCCTGTGAGCTTGTGCCGTATCGATGTCTTCAGAATCTCGAATTCATTCCGGTACGGACTGGCGTTGATCTTGTCCTTCAGGAGGGTGTAGACGGATTCGCTGATGCGGTTCTGGAACTGCCGCGCGCAGAGGAACTTGACCGTGAAGTTTGCCGCAAGGAAGACCGCGTGTCCAGCGGCATCATGGGACTTGGAGGAGGCTCGCCCGCCGTACAGCACCTTGTGCCGCGCCGGAGACTCCCAGAACGCGCGGAGCCGGATATTCAGAGAGTAGAATAGCGCCTCGTTCGCTGCAGGGAAGCTGGGCGAGACGGTAGGAGCGAGAAGCGGAAGGCCCATGGCGGAGGAGTGTCCAGAGAGGTCGCGATGGGCTATTGTAGGCGGAGGTCGCCCGCGCCGGGAAGACCCACGCTGGACATCGATAGGCTCTCTCTATCAACGCATGTAGGTCTGATAGAAAAATTTATTTTGAGGGTCATCACGAAAAGTGTTTACGACTGGCCGAAAATGGTTCATAATACGTGTATGGCCTAGAGCGAGAGCGACGGGCACCCCAGAAAGTAACCCAGAAGGAAGCATAAATGCAAGCTATCGCTATCGCCGACGCGAAGATGTCCGACATCGTCACCTATTTCAACACCTTTTGCGTCCTCGCTCAGGACGTCAAGAAGGTCAAGAAGTTCGAAAATCGCCAGAAGGCCGAAGCCCGCGCGAATAAGCTCACGGAAACCCTCGCCAGCTACCTCCCGAAAAATGACCCGCGTATCGCGCCGGAAGGCTGCATTTTCGTCGGCGAGTTGGTGACGGAGGAGGGTGAGGAATTGGACCTGACGCCGGTGGACGTGGCGCCGGTCGCCGCGCTGGTGAACGGTCACGACGAGGAAGCCGCAGAGGAGGAAGAAGACGAGGAAGGCCCGGTGGCTAACTCGTTCGGTTCTATCGCGAAGACGGTAGGCGCGATGAGCGAGAAGACCGAAGCTGCGCCGGTTCGGACGACCTCGAATGCTTCGAACAGCCTGGGCATCTCGCTGAGCTGGCAGGTTCCGGATGTCCGCGCCCGCCGACTGACGCGCGACTCCGTTCAGGTCACTGTCGACGGCGTTACCCAGCCGTTCAAGTCCAGCCACGAAGCGTTCCGATACTTCCGCCTTCCGACTTCGAAGTCCATCCGCTTCCGGCTCAAGCTGAAGGCTTCGCGCGCTGAGACGTTCGAATTCAACGGGAAGGGCTATCTGTTTGAAATCGTGGAAGGCGGTGCTGACTCTGAAGAATAAGTAGACATAGCCCCAGAAATGGGGTTATAATAGAGGCTCCTCCAGAAAGACCAAAGAAATGACGACCAAGACCTATCCTGCGGCGTTCGCCGCCTTCGAAGCCGCTAACCCGGACATCGCAGCGTGGTGGACGAACACCACCTTTGAATTCGCACTCTCTTTGCGCGATCAGGTGCTGCGCGGGAAGGTTCTCAGCGAGCGCCAGTTTGCGGCAGCCATGAAATGCGTCGAATCGAACAAGGCCCGTATGGCCGCGAAGGCCGCGCCGATCCAGGCAGTGTCCGTGGACATTGACCTCGTTGAGAAGGCGTTCGCCAACGCTCAGGGCAACGGCCTTACGAAGCCGAAGATGCGCCTACTGGGCGGTGACCAGGCGTTCGTTATCTCCATCGCTCCAGCCCACGGCCGCAACGCTGGCTCGCTGTACGTTAAGCGCCAGAGCGACGACGCCTACATGGGTCGCATCTTCGAAGGGAAGTTCATCCGCTCTTCCACCTGCTCCGACGCGGACCAGAAGGACGTGGTTGCGGCGTGCTCGGCTCCTGAACACTCGTCGGTGGCGTATGGTCGCCGCTTCGGGACGTGTTCTTGCTGCGGTCGCGAATTGACCAACGCGCTGTCGATTGAACTCGGCATTGGCCCGATCTGTCGCGGCAAGTTCTTTGGTTGAGGAGCGAAGGATGACCGACAAGGACAACATCCAGCGGTACGTGGACGCTGGCTACACCCACCTCGTGGAATACGAGACGTGGGCACCCATTCTGAAAATCTGGGCGTACTCTCGAATCCCGACGACCGCCGACGCCGTGGTGCTCCACGAGTCGGCGTGTTCCATCCGTGTCCGACACGGCGAAATCCGGGACGTTAGAATAACGCTCCTCTCCATAGTGCTGACGCGCCATGAAAACGAAGATCACAATTGAAGCGCCAGGCAGCGAAGGAGAACTGACGCGCGACCTAACGGAGGAGCAGCAGAAGTTCCTCCTGTGGC